GGTCTGCGTCTGCGTGCTGCCGTAGGGCGTCGCACCGACAGCGGCAAGGCGAAGATTGAGCTGCTGAAGCGGATGATCCTGCTGTTCCTTCCACTTCGCGTACTGCTCCTGAAGCTGCGCCTGCTCGATGTCACGCTGCTGCAAGCCGAGCGCCGACAGCAAGGCAGTGTCTTGGTTCGCCATCTGCTGCCCGGTCTGCGCCGTGCTGACAAGATTGCCGGCGGCGTCCATGCGGAGCTGCTGCCCCTGAAGGGCGCGATTGAGGTCGGCATTGAGGTTCTGCGACGCGGCGTCGAAAGCCTGCGCGCGGAGCTGCGCCGACAGGTCGCCGACAGCACGCGCGTTCTCCGCACTGGCTACGCCTTCGGCGATGCCGTGACGCGAACCGCCAAAAGCGCCTGCTTTGGTCGCGGCGGCGCCGATCTGATTGAGGTTGTCAAGAAAGGCGCGGTTCTGGTTGGCAATCGCCCGATCTTCGACGGTCTGAATGTAGGGGTTCATGTAGCTCGCGATGTCCCCCTGAAGGAACGAACGCGGCTGATAGGTCGTACCGCTAGCAAAGGTGTCGGCAGCTGTGTTGATCGCGTCGGAATACGCGCCGACGTTGGCAAGAGCGTTCTGCCAAGCAGACTGCTGAAGCGGCGAGGCTCCGGCCGTGATGTTGTCGGTGTACGGGACGTAAGGCCGCTGCGCGAGCTGATCCGCAATCTCAAGGTTCTTCTTTGCCGCCGCGTCGATCCAAGGCGGCATCTCGGTCTTGTTGATAACGGTTTGCGTCTTCGGCTGGCTACTACCCATTATCCCAATGCTCCATCGGCAAAGTCAGAACTTCCGCGACTTTCTTCCATCCACGTTTCTTCAGGTGCTTGAACCACCCGACCCGGCAGGTGGCTTGAACTTCCTCGATCCCGTTCTTGCGTGTGAACTCTACGATTTGTTTCTGACACGCAAGAACACCGGCAAGCGTCCCCGCCGCTAAAAAGATGTTCAAGAACCGGCGGCGAGGACTGACGCAAATCTCGGTGATGACAACCGCTTCGTCGTTCCAGAAGGCTTGCATGTCGCCAGCCTTCAGAGCAGCAATGACATCGGGGAGATTATGACTGGCGAACGGGAGCGAGCACGCTTTCTCCATCCGCTCAAGGATCAGCTCATACCCGGCCTTTGCCATCGTTGACAGCCGTCGTGAGTGTCCCGTCGTCGTCCACAGTAACCTCGTAAACAGTTCCGTTGGGCGACCTAAGCATTACGCGTTCGACTGCTTGGTCGGTGCGGACCACAGTGTTGAAAGCAGTGCGAATTGCGGAAAGAAGTTCGCCGATAAACCGTGCCGAATATTGGTTCGGTGGCAGCGAGTTGAAGAATATCACCGTCCAGCTCCCGGTACAATATCAAGCCTGACTTCTCCAACGCTCCATTCGGCGTCTTTCGTGTTCTCAATCCGCATCCGCACGTCTCGGCCCGAGACGCGGAGATCGAGATACCCGTCAGAACGCACGCGGTAGGGGCCAAACTCACGCTCGGCGCCTTCCGGGGTGCGGTTGGTGTAGAAACGGAACTGCATCGAGTCGTAGCCGGAGCCGTTAGCGGGGAGCCCCTGACGAATGTCCATGCCCCTGTCACCGGCACCGAGCGCCAGCGCAGCGGTCTCGGCCCACACTTCGCGGATGCCGCCGTCCAAGTCGGTCCAGCCCGTTTCCATCTGGACGGGGTATCCGCTCTCGGTGACAGCGTAGGGGAACCTGTCAGCGTCGGCCGCGACCATCGCAGAGCGCGGCATCCGGCCGATCGCCCACCAATTTTCGGCGTAGTTGTAGATAACGTACCGATCGCAGATTGCAGACGAGCCGGAAGGGTAGAACCACCAGATTTCAGGGAAGAGCCCGTTAGCCGAGCCGTGGACATGCGTGCGCAGGGTCTCGGGGTTTACGGTCTTCTGAATATAATCCCAAACCGGGCAGTCGATCGACTTGATGCCGGCACCGTCGAACATTTTGAAACCGTCACCGGCCCACCAGAAAGCGTTGCCGTTGTCAGTGACAATCGCGTCGGCGGTGACAGGCCGGGTCTTGCCGATCCAGTTCTGACCGTAGATGAACGGCAGGCCGATGTACTGCACGACGAAGACGTCAGAAGACGAGAAGATCAGCACGCCGCCACGCACCTTGACAGCGCGCAGCAGTGCGGTCTGCGTCGCGAGATCGAGGAAGCCGGCGGTGTTGGTGACGCTGGCAAAATTGTAATCGGTGTAGTCTTCACGCGAGCTCCACGCGAAGCGGCGCGGATTGCCATCCGCCTGCAAGAGCAGGACGTGCCTCTCGGCCGTGACAAGCACGGCCCGGCTCGGCGGGGCTTCCGCGACAGGCGTCAGCTTCGCAGCGGGGTTAGTGACATCGTAGTAGAACAGACGGCCGTCCGCCGAGGACACCGCGAGCAGGTCTTCGCCCCAATTGTCAAAGGTCCAGAAGCGAGGGAACACTTCAAGGTTGACAGACGGCTGCGAGCGCGGCGTGCCGAACTCTTCCATGCCGTAGTCGCCGACGCCGAAGCCGTAGGCTTCTAGCGAAGTCGCCGACGTGACAAGGTCGTCGGGCGTGATGTCAACGAAGCCGGAGCCGAACTCGGAATAGACCTTTGAGATCGACGCAGCCACAAGGAACCGCGTCAGCACGTTGTTGCGCCACACGTGCATGTTGCGGATACGCGTGTTGAAAGGCGCCGCCGCGATCTTTTCGGAACCGCCGATAGGTGTCAGAACACCGTTCTGCCACCTGACAAGATTGGTGTCGTACCAGCGCCCACGAAAGTCATTCGGGGTCGCGCCCCGGACGACTCCCGGCGGGATCGCAATAGGCATCATCCCCATAAGAGCCCCGCAGCTTCGGCCGTGACGGTAAGTCCGCCCCTGATGATGAAGGACATGATCGCGGCGATGATCGCAGCGATAATCAGGCGGTTCACCCACTTCAGGGTGCCGTTGATCTCTTTGATGCTGTTTTCGAGGGCATCGAACCGCATATCCAGATGCAACCGGCGCTCGCTGTCACGAGCAGCGGCGATGTCACGTTCGACGCGCCAGCTCTCAAGCGCGCGCAGGCGGTTCACGACTTCGGAATACGGCGGTTGCAGCTGGTCACTCATTTCTTGCTGCCCCAAACGCTTTTAACAGTGTGACCGCCGCCGTAGATGACGAGCCAAATGCCGGCGAAAGCGACGATCTGGTCCCACGGAGTAAGTTCGATGTCAGCGCCGAAAGCGCTGTTCACGATCGGCACGAGCGTTGTGTTGCTGAAGATCATCCAGATCAGCAGCCAGCTCATTGCCGGACGCCAACCCTTGTAGAAAAAGCCTTCTTGGTCCTCACGCTTGAAGAGCTCGGCACGGTGGGCGCTCTCGCCTGACAGGAACGCCAGCCACTTGTCAGCGTGCTCCGCTTCGATCTGGCGCAGCGCGTCAGCAACAGCGGTCGGGTTGGCGTCGTAGGCGTCCTTGATCGCAGTGGGGGACGGCTCGACGCCGAGCTTGCCGGCGACCGTATCAAGCGCAGCGTCAGCGACCTCTTTGCCGACGCCGTCAGGGAGCCGGCTAAGCAGGACACGCTTCAGAACCGGGACGCCGATTTCGGCAAGGATCGGGGCGAGGATTGCGACGCTCATTTTTCCGCTGCCACCCTTTTGTAGGCTTCAGCACGGGCCTTGTTGTGCCGGGATTTGACGGCGAGATAGACCATCACGCCGACAGCGAGGGCAGCGACGCCGAGGAGTGCGAGGCTGGCCCACTGGTCAGCGGTCGAAGGATCGACGGCCACAGAACCGCCGGAGATCGCGCCGGCGGCGCCGGAAGCGAGAGCAGTGTCTTTCTGCACTGCCTCTGCGCTTTGCGCCTTGCTGGCTTCGGCCTTCAACGCGGCTTCAACGCTCTTGGCAGAGCCCGGTTTGGCCGACAGCGCCATTTTCACGCCGCGCGCCTCGATGTCAGCAATGCGGTTCGACCAGCCCTTCCCGAAGGTCTTCCACGTCGTCAGACCACGCACGAAAGACAGGCGCTTCGCGCAGAGCCTCTTGACAGTTTCTTCGTCAGGCCCGCCGACGACTTGCAGGAGATACTTGCGGGCGCGGGCCGGGCCGGAGTTGACGCCGAAGTCCCACGTAGCGAGATCGACACCGTAGGCCAGCGTGTCACCTTTGACAGCGTCCCAATAGTTCTTCCGGTAGATCGCCAGCATTTCCGGCTTGGTCATCTGGAAGACCGACCGGGGCGTCATCTTCTGCGATTTGCGCCACGCGTCGTATGTGGCCTGCGTAATACCCCAACGCGTCTTGCCACCCGGATCGTCCGGGTGGTTCACGTCGCCGCCTTCCCACTTCAGGGTGATCGCGAGGCAGTTTTCGTAGTTGTCACGCATGGTCTTGTGTTTCAAAAACAAGTTAGAGGGCGAGCGCAGCGGTCCACATGCTATCAATCTGATCGTCTGTCAGTGACAGGGCAGCACCGATCTGCGAGATCAGCGGGTGGTCCCGCAGGAAGGTGGCGGCGTATTCCCATTCGATCTTTGCAGTCTCGCGGTCCACAGGGTCGGGAATGTTCTCGATCGCGCTTTCAACGGCCGCGAGGGAAATCCCATTCTTGACAAGCCCAAGCCGAAGCTGGCGCGCTGTCAGAGGCGGCAGGGGTGTCTCCGGCGGCGGTACAGCCTGCGCAACCGGTTTGCCGTCCGCAATCCACTGCTCGACGGCGGCGCGTATTTCGGGAGCAAGGCCGTGAGGATCGTCAGGGGCCAGACTGTACGGGCAGGTTTCGGGGCCAAACCCATAGTCAATAACCGCCTCGACCTCATACCAGCCGGGAACGTGGGAGAATGCCACGCTGTTGATGGAAACAAGGGTTGTCATCTTAGCTTACCCTCACAAACAACAGCGGGCCAGATGAAGTATTGGCGGTATCGTGGGACATATTCCGCCAAGTCCCGGACCTTGCAGTCGTAAAATTCGATCCCGAAGTAGTGCCGCCTGGGTTCACGGTCACGGCCGGGTACGCAGCCTTGACTTCAGCGAAAAGGTACGTGCCGACAGCGCCGATGGAGGTCGGAATGAGGGACGGGACCGCAGCTTTCAGCTTCGCCGGCGAAATCGTGCTCTCCGTGCTGACAGAACCGGCGTTCCACGTCGCTTGCGTCTGCGCAGGTGGGGAAGGCGCGTGGACCGCAACTGCGGCCTTCAACTTGGCCGGCGAAATCGTGCTCTCCGTGCTGACAGAACCGGCGTTCCACGTCGCTTGCGACTGCGCGGGCGGGTTAACCTGCGCACCAGCAGCGATGCCGTTGAGCTTGTTCAGCAGGGCGGTGGTGAAGCTGGCGGTCGTGTTCGTCAGGACACTGGAAAGAGGCTGATAAAGCGTGTCAGCAGTGTCCTTGTCCAGAACGTTGCGCCAAGCGGTCCACGTCCCGGAATGGAGAGAGCGGTAGAACAAGCCCTTCGCGACCGTGCCCGCAGGGGTGTACGGGAAGGCAAGCTGCAAGATGTTCGTACTGTAGCAAACATTCAGCACAAAGAAATAATGGCCCGAGACCGGAATGTTCGCGTTCGCGGTTCCGTAAAGGTGCGGCTGCCATCCTTCGGCCGTCAACGTGTTGAAGTCGTCGGAGGACGTAGACGAGGCAAGCGGACGAACCGAGTCCGGCAAACGCCCCAACGCGAACTTGCCGGAGGTGACATTCGCAGCGGATTTGGTGGCCTGAAGCGCCGCGTCGATCGCGTCCATGTTCGCGTTGAGCTTGCCGCCCCACGTGTCAGTGGACGCGCCGACTTCGGGCTTCG